CAACTCGATATAAGCTCTATCACCTGTGCTAGCAACATACACAGTTGCGATCTCATCACCGTCATCACTATAAAACGGAAGCATTATAGGTGTGCGTGTACGAAACCCTAACGGGATTTTGAAATCAGGCAGAATATTCATCCGTTTTGCGTGATTTTTACGAGTAAATTTAGGATTACTGCTCCCGTAAAAAGAAATAGTGTCCCAACGCCCCGCATAGAAAGAACACTCAACTCTGTTATTCACTCGTCTTAAATGAATAGCCCCCTCTTTAATATTTACAGAAATGTTAGATAGTCGTCTAATACCTGTATCACCCGATATAACAGTCCACTGTCTATTTTGCTTTTGCCATAGGTATGCACCAACGCCTGCACCATTTGTTGAATTATAAAAAGTTCCGTTCGGCTCGTTACCTGTAATCTTTCCGTTTGTCGTATCAGGTTTATCGGGTCTGCCGTCTCCAGTGATGATATTAGAATTTGTAGGTTGTGCAGAAATGCCAGTCGGAATTTTATTCTCAACTCGTCTAACTTCACTTCCTATATATTCTGCCAACTCTGTAATTGCTGTATCAAACGCCATTATCGGTTATATCCTCTTTGATAGGCTTCTTTAAGGTTGATACCATCTAACACGGTAAATTTCCCAACAAGAAGTGCAAGTGATTGGTTTGTTTGAGTAACTTTTTGAACTAATTTATTCAAACCGTCCTCACCAGTTTGCATATTTTTGAGCATATCGCCTAATTCTTTGATAGTGTCAATGCTCGCTTCAACCTGTCCACCTAAAAGCTCATTTTTAACATCAGCTTTTGCTTGTGTTAAAAGTTCGAGGATTTTCTTAGCGGAGAGTGTTGAACTGTCGCCTGTTGCGCTATCGTTGATACCTGCACTACTACTCGATAATGCTGTAATGGATTGGTTTAACTCATTGATTGCACCAACAATCGATCCCTTCTCGTTTGTTGTTAAGGTTGATAATAAACCGATAAGTTTAATAATTTCTTTATCTTTAAGCCCAACAAATTCTGCAAACTCAGTTAAAATTTGAGTAAAGTCTGGTCTTGCCATATTCTATGCTGCTCCTATATTGTAAAAAGTTTTTAATTCTTCGAGTGTTGGGATTTTTTCCTTTCTCTCGCCAATCTCTTTTATTAAACGCACTTTAACCTTGATGTTAGGTCTTGAACGTTTAACTAATCTAATAATCATCTCGCCTCCGTTATATCGTGGATAAGCGTGAATTCACCGCCTGCGAGCGTTCTGATTAATCCTTGTGGGCTGGTGCATTGCAAATCCCAGCTTGCAGTTTCCCACTTCGCGCCTAGCGTTTTATCGTGTGACAATGTGACGGTTACTAGGTTTTCGCTTACAGTAATCTCACCTGTTTCGGTTGATAATTTGATAATCTCGCCTTTCTTCGGCTCAATCCACATATCGAACTTACTTCCAGATAAATCACTTTTCTGCTCGTCATCCTCTAGGATTTCAAAAGTCCATCCGTCATCATCACCACGTACTGTTTCTAGCTCAATGTTTTCCATTTTTGCTCCAATAAAAAACCGCACCAAGATTTCTCAAAGTGCGGTTGATTTTAGTTAAGGTTGATTAGATTACGATTTGACCGTTTTCTTTCAGATAAGCATAAATCCGCTCTAATTCAATTTGCTCTGTTGTTTTGCCAATATCCTCTTTGGTTAATGGCTTACTCATTAGCTCTTTTGCGGCCACTGCATCAATCCATTTATAATCAGAGATGATAGGTGTAAAGTTAGTCACAGAGCCGTCACTATCTTCACCAGTGCCTAATACATACTTGGCATTGATTGAGCCATCTTCCTGTTTGGAGTACGCAGCGATAGCTGAATACATTGGGTTTAAGATTTTGTTGAATGTTGTCATATTTGCCTCTTATTGATAGATTGTTTGTGTGTCAGATACAGCGTATGCTGTGACGCATATTTTCGTATGCTCACTATTGAAACCAAAGACTTCTGGTGGGTGTTGACCTCTAGACGTTTTGGAATAAAAGTAGTCTTTACGCTCATTAGCGTTAACAATAAAGGTAATGTCAGAATTAACGATAAACACAATTCGTTTAACTGGTGATGGATTAATGTGAATAGTTGTGGAATAAAATGCTACTCTATCATTTTGTGAGCCAATGCTACTTATATTAACATCAGCCACAAACACCTCACACAAATTACCGCCCACCAACTGATTAACCTCAAGCGTTCCTGTGAATTTACCAGTTGCACCTTCCAATCTAGCCCCTTTTATCGTGCCGCCCTCAATTACCGAACCTTTAACAGAACCACCGCTTACGGTTGTACCAGTGATTGTTGTACCACTGATTGTTCCACCTGATATGGTATTCCCGTTAATGGTTGTACCTGTGATTGTTCCTGCTGTAATTCGTCCAATATCAGAACTGATAGCAGAAAGGCTAGATACATTTAACTTGTCAGAGGTTAATGACCGTGTGGCTATATGGTCCGCTCCGATACTACCAGCTGCAATATGTTTCGCTGCTACTGCACCAGTTGCAATCTGATTAGCTGTAACACTATCAGCCGCCATTTGTTGAGCGGTGATTGAGTTGGTTACAATCGAGCCACCGTGAATAGCTGTAACACCTGCATTCTGCCATGGGCTAGGTTGAGTTGTGTATTCTGTACACTCTTCCAACATTGGGTTTGCGATTTTAAGTGTGGCGACAGATCGCATATCACGCATAACACAAGTAACTGACACATATCCAGAATTGGGCGCGGTAAAGAATACGTGAGTGCGAGTTGATGGGTCAATGCCACCAGTTCCCTCCTCCATCGCTCCTGACTGTGAATATCCAGAAATACTTCTGCCTTTTCGACCGGAAAAAGCGAAATTGCTAATCCAAGAAGTGCCATCACTAGCAATCTCTTGCACCATTAGTTCGCCAGTACATTGCCAAGCATCAACAAAGGCTGAAAAACAGTATCTTTGATTTGGCACAACTCTAACCACTTGCTCTACAACATTCCACCAGCTTGACACATTAGAATTAGCCATAACTCTAGCAGTTAAAACGGCTCCATTGGTAACCAATCCATTGAAATTGGCACTTGTCCATCTTGCTAGACTGGTTGTTCGCTCTGCTAGACTGCCATTACCTCTATTCTCACTCCAGCCATAGGCATTATTGTCAAAAATAGGGTTGTAAAGTAGATTGCCGCCAAGTCCAATCGCTAACTTATCAGCGGTAATCTGCCCTGCTGCCATGTGTTCAGCTCGCACCGCTCCAGCTTGTAATGCGCCAGCTCCGATTGTATTCGCACCAATTTGATCAGCTTGTAAAGTGCCGACTAATTGCGTTGTTTTAATACGGATTCCACTTGCATCAATTCCGTTTTCAAGGTATTTGCTACCGTTCCAAGTGTATAACTTGCCGTCTGCGGTGTTGTAAACTTGTTTATGCCCTTGATATTCGCCAGTGTTCAAGCCGTTGACTGTTTTAATCAAATCTAGGTTGCGAGCTGGTAATGCAGTATCAATGACTTCATTAACGATGTTTTGAGAGAGCTTTTTATTTAAAATCTCTAACTCTGCATCAATATCAACCGAACTTTCGCCACGCAAGCCACTTTGCTGACTAAATGGGCCAATGTTCACGCCTCGAGTATGTCTTAGCCAGTAGTATCTAACTTTCTTAGCTCCAACTTCGTGCGTGTACATTCTTGCAGTAACTTTCGTTAAGCGTGTGGCGGTCTTAATGTTATTAGTTTCGCTAACAAAAATCTCTGTCGCTGTGGCATCATTAATCCAATCCCACTCGATTGTAATGTTACCCAATCCACCAGTTACTCTAACGCCTGTTGGTGCTGGAGGTTTATCAATGACAAAGGTTTGTGTTCTTTCGCTTAAGACCTGTCCTTTCTCATTTTTAACTTGGATTAAGACTGAGTATTCACCATTTTCTAAGCTGTCTAAGTTTAGATTTGGCGATGTTTGACCTAATCGGATATCGTATAACGCACCATCTTTATAGATGCGGAAATCATACTTAATAACACCGTTACCGCCAGTAACATCGCCAGCAAAAGATACACTACCATCAGCATTAACTGTCACCCCGATATTACTTACCTGAGGAACAGCAAGGATTGATGTTGCTTTAGGCTCAAACTTCGCTCCATTGTCAACAATCGCCTCTTTCTGTGGTTCGTGTTGTAAGGCTGTAATTGTATATTTGCCTTTAATATCTTCCTTGACAGATAAAACCTTAAATAATTGAGTTGATACCTGTTGAGTAGATAACGACCAAACACTATAAACCTCTAATCCTGTTGGTGCTTGGTCTAAAGTAACTTCCGCACCGTTTACAGATATAATCTTAATGTCTTGATGTTTAGCTTGAGAATTAATGTAACTGAAATAACTATTACCGTTGACTGATATTTCACGGTCTAAGGTAACTTTCTTGCCATTAACCGCTAAAACTCGACCACCAATATTCGTTCCTGCGTAATGCGTATCAGCAACCTTAATGATATCACCCGGGATATTCATTAATCCCTCTGCACCAACAGTAAAGCTAACTGTTTTAGTTTCTAGCTTTTCAGTCTGTAATAACCACAATCCCGTGCGATGTGCTTGTCCTCTAGAGGTACAACCAAAGGCGGTTACTTTCTTAACGTTCAATCCATTTTTGCGAATAGAATCATCGTCAGAAACGTACTCAATCGCTCGCTCGTATGCGTTGTCTTTATCTGCGTATTCAACTTGGATTGCATTATGTCGGGATTTCTTAGCGGAATAAGTATAGCTAAACTCACCTTTCTCAACGTTCGCATTGGTGTAAGTCCAAACCGGATCGGCTGGTCTATCCATGATGAATGTTAATTGTTGACCCTGCCAAACAGGGATTGCTCTAAATACCGAACACAGATTAGAGATTAATTCATAAGCTTGCGATTGTTCTGTTTTGTATAAATTACAGGTGAATCTAGGCTCTTTTCCACCAAAGCCATCGGGGACTAGCTGGTCGCAATATTGAGCGATTTGGTATAGCGTCCATTTATCTGCGGTAAATGCCGGCAAATCTTCCCAACCTGTACCGTATCGTTTACGCAGAATGATGTCGTAAAGCACCCATGCTGGGTTATCAGTCCAACTTAACTTAAATGTACCGTCCCACATTCCCGTATATTTGCGAGTGTAAGGGTCGTAATTGCTAGGAACTTGAACTTTTATACCTAAAATGTCATAGGTTCGAGTTGGAATAGAGCTAAATTGCTCTGAATCAAATTTAACCCCAATCAAAGCAGTGTTAGGGTAAGTGAATTCAGTGTCAATAATTTCTGTGTAGCTAGACCATACCGTCCCATTCTGTAATCGTTGAGTGTTACTATCTTCTGTCACTCGTTCAATTTTGACAGTAAATGGAACTGGCGGAAGATTGTCAAAAGTGTGTTGCTGTAGGTATTGTGAGCTATATTTCCCGTTAATAGTAACTGGATAGGTTTGAGTGCCAATAGTGATGATGAGATTAACTTTTGACCCGTTCGTATCGCCATTCTCTTCCTGCTTAAAGAGAGATTGCACCCCGATTGTTAAGCGTAATCTAGAAACCTTGTTATCTGTAACAGTTCGAGTAATGGGTAAATTCTTTTTAACTTGCGTCCCTACGCTAATCTCTTTCTCAGAAGTGTTAAATCCTTGAATAACATCTTGAACTTGGCTACCTACTCGACCCTCAATTTGAACATTATTAAAGTTATATGAACCGTCTTTGTTTTGAACTGGCGTATTGTTGAAATAGACAGATTTTAAACCATCAGCAAGCCCCTCGATTTCGCCCTCTGAAATAATCTCAACAATCTTAACAAGTTGCTTACTGCGACTTGTTTCTTTAGCTTCTACGGGCGTATGACCGCCACCGCCACCTTTACCCATTATTAGCTCCTATTATTGAAAAACGGTAGAATTTTGCCTTGCTTGTTTTCTGGAGGATTTCTATCAAGGTCCATTGTCTCGATACCTTGAGAGATGATTAGAGATCCAACTCTAATTCGCCCATACGCTAACGGAACAATCTTCCCTTGTGCCGCCATGTTTGAAAGGTTGGTAAAAGAAGTTGATTGTTTCTTCTCTTTTTCTGAACCAAGTTTCATCTCTGGCATTTTTGTAAGCATCTGAGCGACACCGCCAAGCAATAACGATGCGCCTAATCCACCAACCATCCATGCGGCATTTGCGCCAATAACGCTAAAACCAAGTGGGCCTAAAGCCAAAGCACCTGCAATAAGCGCTACGCCAGTAATCACTCCAAATAACCCACCACGCTTTGAGCCTTTCAGTGTTGGAGTGAAGTGAACGATTGCATCGTCTTTTAACTTTTGGCTCAACCCTTTCTCTAAATAGCGGTTATCGAAATAATCTCGCCCCACTCTTACAGTGAATAAGCCTTGCTGAATAAACTGTCTTAGCTTTGGGATTTGACTTGTTAAGGCATGAATAACTTCTGCGGTTGTTTGGCAATCTAGCCTGAAGTCAGATCCAAACTGTTTAAGGGAACCATAAAATCTAACGTTGACCATTCTCTGTGTCTCCAAATGCTGTGAGTGTGCTTGAGCCAATAACCATCGTACAAATCACGCTTAGATAGTCGTTTTGGTGCGTGATGAAGAACCATTTGATCGCCTATATAAATAGCGGCGTGGTTTGGTACATTTGCACCAACACTAATCAAAATTACATCGCCAACTTGAGGCTCTTTAACTTGCTCAAATCCCTGTTTCTCGATATTGTCTAAGTAGAGATTTCCACCCTCTTCCCACCAATAATCTTCACGTTCAAAGTTAGGCATTTCATAACCTGATAGACGGTAGAAGTCTCTAAATAACGTGTAGCAATCCATCTCACCGTGCTTAAATTCACGACCGATTAAAAATGGGATTTTGGGGAAAATATGGATTCCTTCATCGCAAACTAACCAAAAATCTAATTGGCTGTAGAGTTGAGTTTGCAAATCTGACTGGGATAGTTTTGGCTCGCCTTGTGGGTGAGAATGAACCAATGCCACAATCTCACCTTTCTCTGATGCATTGATAAAATCTTCTGGTGTAATCTCAAAGTGGTTTTCCTTATCTTCTGCTACGTTTTCGCAAGGCATAAAGATTTTTTCTCCACCCATTAAAACAACAAAACCACAGCTTTCCTGTGGTTCTTTTGATTTTGAGTAACGGATTATTTCGTTGTGTAGTTTTCCGTCCATCGCTTACCCCAACTTATCAACACTGACAAACCCACCGTAGTTGTGCGTGTTGTTTCTTAACTTACAACCAGTCAATAAACCGCTACACTTATCCTTTTTAGGGTCGGTTGTTGGTTGGTCTTTTTCATCTGCTACTGCTCGACCTGTATAACCGCACTCAACGCCACGATACAGCCACGAACAAGTAGAAGTTATCATTCGTCCTATTAAGGCGTTATCTGTCTCTGACGGTAAAGCTAAAGTGAATTGAGCCACATCTCGATTGAGCGAGGATAATTGCTCAATTAGAAAATAACTCAATACTTCCTGCGATGGGTCTGCCTGCTTATTACCACTCTCGAAATTCACCGCATCGAGATAGTGCATATAGACCAATCTACGTCTAACCACACCGCCTAAACACTGTTCAAAGCGATTACAAAGTGCGGTAATAAATCCACCAACATTTCCTAGAGTTAGTGTTGGTCTGTTGCTTGGTCCACTACCTGACATTTCAAAGCCGTCTGCTTTAACCGCAAATGGCTCATAAGTCTTGCCTTGCCATACGATAGGTTGTGACTTTTCATTTTTACCAGCATAAAAACGATACAATTCACCGTTTATACCGTCAGCATCTTTCAAGCCTCGCAAATCCACTTCAAACAGCTCAATTAATGCGTTTTGTTCTAGTTTGGCTAGGTCTAGTTTGAATTTATTGCTAATTAGTTGTGGCATTTTTACTCCAATAAAAAACCGCACCTAAAAAGATGCGGTTTTGCGTTTAGTTATTTCACATGGCAATTTAAGTCGTCAATTTATTGACATATTTTTGTATTTAAATTTAGTTATTGTCTTCGTTCCGTTTTTGCAGACATTTTTTTCAACATCTAAAAATCCGTATTCAATCCATTCAACTGATGATTTTGTTTCTTTTTTAGTGTAGACGCCATATTCGCCAAATCCAAAATTTTTATCTTGTATGGATGAGGGAATTAACAATTTGCAGATATTCATTGGTTTCTTTTCTGTATTGCTGTCAACTTCAATTAACTCAGGCAAGATTCCATTTTTTATATTATCAATCTCTGACCAAATTGGGTATTTTTTGCAACATGGATACGGGTTGTTTTTAGCATCAAACTCAAAAATAGGATAGCCATTTTGGAATATTGTTGGTTGAGCTAGTATTTTCTTTGCTCGCTTTAATTTTGCAGCCAGTCCAGCATCAAGATCCACCGTTATGTAGGTGCTTGTTCCGTCTGATGGCGGCGTCCCTTTTACGCTAACAGAATCCTCATCATCCACTTTTATATCAATACTACAGCCTTTACCAAATCCGCAAACTATCTGTCCTCGCTCTATGCTAAATGTCAAATAATCGGTATTGGAATTGTCTGTAGTCCATAAGCTTAATTTGGCCCGCTGTTTCCCCTCATACGGAAAATCAAACTCCACTTCATTATCACTCTCTATTGTCGCTGATATAATTGAATTGTTACTCATTTTAGAGTTACTGTTTGAAAGCTCCCACTTTGTTTCACTTGCAATAGAGAAAAATGGGATTAATAAAATCGAAAGTAGTCTCTTATTCATATTTAAATAATTTCAGTTGTGAAGTTTTATGATATTAAATTAAACGAGCTATCATTTAAAGATGGCTCATGAAAATTAATTAAAAACTTGCTGAAATTGCAATGAATATTCAACATAAGATCCGTTATCAACTTTAGACCATTCCGAGCAGAGAATTAATATTTTCTCAGTTTTGCCAGGTGGAATCCACTCAAATGATTTATATCCACCATGTCGCGTAAGGAATGAATCAAGAGATTTAATCATCTCTCTTTCTCTAACTTTATGATAGCGAATTGTGGCGGTAGTTGATAATGGCAAAGAGTTAAGGCCTCTTACCCTGCGCTGCTGATAACCATCGCCAAATTCGATAACATCAACTTCTGGCTTGTAATCTAACTGCATCCCCCATTGAACTTTGAAATTAAATAACTCTTTCATTTTTTACCTCAACATTCCACCACTTCTAGATTCATTTCTAAGCACATCGTAAACTTGCGCCCTGGTTAATCTAGCAATCTTCTCGGCTAGTGCCGGATCACTGTCGCCATCGCCAAAGTTATTTGTCTGGTTAATGACAACTGTCTTATTGCTTGAGCCACCTAATGCTTTGTTTAAGTTTGAGTTGCTTGTAATCTGTCCGCTTGCTCCTGGAGTGAATAACTCAGGTCCTTTCTCACCGACAAGATACGTTCTGCCGCCACCAACATAACCACCGCTAGCGCGAGCGCCTGAGATAGTAACGCTTTTAAGTTGGTTAAGCACTGCCGCACCTTGGCTTGCAACCGCTGCCATATTCGCAAATTTCTGCGCAGGAGTAACCGCTGTAGGGTCATTCATGGCTTTCATAACTGCAGCATGTAAGTTAATTAAGGATTCAGCGATTTGAAATGATTTAGATATAGCAAAAAGCGTTCGATATGCTGCCGACTGCTTACCACCTGCCGACTCCGCCAATCCTGCCAATCCATCAAATAATGATGCGGCAATATTTAGCTGTGTCGTGAGTGCTTGTCTATCTAAATCTTCCTTGCGTTGCCGATACTGATCTTCTATTAACGCCTTGGCCTCTTCGAACTGCTGAACGTTGATAAGTTGCTGCTCATACAGCTCTTGAGCCTTAACTAGCTGATCCTCTCGAGTAATATCGCTTTGGACATACGGATCATTACCTGAACCACGAATATCATTAAAAAATGACCGCACTTTATTTGATCTGTCATTATCTTCTTTGATTTCTTTGGCTTTCTGTTTCTCCAACGCCTGATCATACGCTTGAGACTCTAGCGCTAGATAATGTTTTCTTAACTCAAGCGCGCTACTAAAATTACGCTCTTTAGCATCTTTCTCAGAAATAGCCATTCCGTTAATCTTGGCTATACGTTGTTGATGCTGTAATTCCAATTTCTGCATCTCGTTAGCGTATTGCATATCTAGAGACGAGACATCGTTTGTCTTACTACGAGAACCGCGGCTTGATTTCGCTGACGTTTTTTTATTTTCGCCTTTGTTTATTGTCGCGATTTGTTCATTGTAGTTTTGTTCAAGTTTATTAAGCTCTGACTTTCTTAACTGATCGATTGTTTCAAAACCGCGCTTTTTAATCTCAACTTCGCTCAACACAAGATTTTGGATGGCTTTCTTGTCTTTTTCGTGTTGTTCAGTTAGCTTTTGTTGTCGAGATTTTAGCTTATCTTCAATCTTTTCAAGTTGCGACTTGCCTGCATTCTCTTTTTCTTCCTGCTCGGCTTTCTTGCGTTTTGATTCGGCAGCATCTGCCTCCGCTTTTTGTTTATCCTGCTCTTCTTTTAGTTTTGCTCGAGCCTTGTCTAAGTTGGCTTGTTGTTGATCCATTTGCTCACGCATTGCGGCCAACACTTCATCGCTACCATCAAAGGCACCAGATTCAAACTGTTGTTCTAGAGATTTTTTAGACTTCTCCAAAATGGAGATTTCATTTTCAAGATTTTTTACATGGGTCGCAGTATCTACGCCTTTCATTGCCTTAGTCAGCTTAATGAAAGCACCTGAAAGACTATCTACCGCACCTTTAAAGAATTTTGTGATGCCTGTCGTTTCTGCAAACTGCTCTTTTAATTCGTCAGTTGCCTGCCCTAATGTGTCAAGCGAGCCGGATAATGTATCTTTTGCAGAACCCTCACCAGTACCGCCAACGCGTTCTTGTAACGCTTTAAATATAATTTCCTGTGCTTTAGCCTTATCACCAGTTTCAACAAAAGAGTTGATTAAATTTTGCTGTTCTGATGTAAGTTCAATACCCTTTCTTTTCAGAATAGATATTGCTTCAGCTGGATTTTCTAAAGCTCGCCCAAGATTTCTAGCCTCGCTAGAAATATCAGTGCCAAACGTTTCGGCTAAATCTTGAGATAGTTTAATTGCCTCTTTAAATGATTCGCCAGTAACGCTTTTAAATGTCATCATTACCGACATCGCTTGTCGCACACCATCGGTACTAGCAAGCGTATTCATAGCAACAGAACGAGCAAAATTATCTAGCTCTGAAGATGAAAAGCCAACAGCTGCCCCAGTTGCTCTTAATTGAGCCTCTGTTCTTGCCATGTAGCGTTCTGTTTCTTCAAAAATTTTTATGCCATCGCCTAAAGAGCCAACAAAAGAGACGACCGCACCAGTTGCAGCAAGCGCCGCTGTTGCTAATCCACCAATCGCAATTTTGGTGAGATTAATGCCACCAGTGGTTTTCCCAAACCCATCTAGAGATTTACGCGCTTTATTAATTTCTTCGGTAAATTTAGCTGTCTCTGCCTCGAGTTTGATTTTTAAATTGCTAATCTGATCCAATTCTCAATACTCCTGAATTTGCAGCGGATGCCTCCATCATTTCCTCGTCCGTCATTTCTCGTGACGGTTCCTCAGAATTAAAGATGGAAAAATCTCTAGCCGTTACTACCTGTTTGGCGGCAGCGCAGTTATAGACCGAACTTGTCATTATTCCGTAACCATAATCAAGCATTTCAAGCGTGAACGGTCGTTTTCCGAAATATTTGTACCAAGAAAAATACTCCGCAAGAGACATCTCACGGAGCATTCTTCGATAGTCCGCACGTTTAAATTCGTGCGCAAGCTTTAAAACAAAATCAAGTTCGGCCTCTAGGCGTTTTTTACTTCACCGTCCGCACTGTCTGCTTGCTCTACTTCTTCCTGACTTTCTGTTTTAGGGAAGTTACACACATTTTGAACAGCATCAAGAACGAGATAGAAGTCATTATTTGTAAGTGTGGTTAAGACTTCATTTTGTAGCTCGTCAATAGTTTTATCTGTCTTAGTATGTGATAACGAGTAAGCAATCAATCGCGCATGAGCTAGCAAGTTATTTCTTGTCATTTTATTAAGCTTTGCATTGATCTCTTTCTCTGTATCTTCCGCTTTAATTGGATCAGGTTTTTCGAGCGAATTCATGTACTCGACATATTCAAGATAATCTAAAGCAGACAGTGCGGATAACTGAAGAACTTGCCCATTAACTTCAAACTTGATTTGTTTTAACATGATTAATCACCTGCTTGATTTGTTTCAGCTAATAATGGTTTACCAACATTGGTTAGCTTGATTGTGCGTGTCATTGTTTCATTTTGCGGAACAGCTTTACCCAAAGAGGATACCCAAGCAAAATACACATCTCGAGTGCCATTTGGATATACCACCAAATAGAATTTTTTATTACCGCTGTCAAAATCTTTAACGATAGCTTGTTGAGCTGTATCGCCAGGCAACCACGCAAGAGTGATAGAGGTTTCACCTGCTGATTTAGCCCCTTGGCTTGTTGATTTCCACTCTGCGTTCGGATCGTCTAAGTAGTTATCCTCATAACTTTCCGCAGTAACTTCGCCAGGCGATAACTCTTTAATTTTTGCGATACGTTCCCAGTTTTCGGCTTTTTTGATTTCTGCCGCTGAAATTGTTCCACCTTGAATAGCCGTGGTTTCTTTCTCGTCTTTCAAACGGAAAAACTGTGTACCGGCACCTTTCATTGGTGTAGTGTCTTTTTTAGCCATTATTGACCTCGTAAGTGATGTTGTATTGGATGTCGGCAGCGATCCACGTTGCCATTTGTTCATCTTGATCGTAATCAAACGAAGAGAATGAAGTTGTTTCAGTTATACTGGATAGCGAATCTTCAACTATTCCACTCTCATAGATTTCTTGAGCTAGTTTATCTAAATCATCTTCTCTAGATGCTGACTTCATAAACGCAGCAATGTGCAATGTAGCCTGCAACGTTCCATCAAGATAGCCTGTTGGTGTAACATTGCTGATAAACACCGCAACAGTAGGGCTTTGATTCTCAATATCTGAGAATGACGGCTTTCCATTGCTGAACTCTTTAACCTTTGGCAGGTGAGCTGTTAGCCTATCGATAACTGCTCGTCTAATTTCTGAGTGAATTTTCATTTCTTGACCACTATCTGAATTTGTCTAATTAACTGATTTCTTAATTCCATCGGCATCTCTTTTTCGTATGCGCGTTTAACTTCAGCGTGAAAAGCCTCAGTTAGCGGAATCTTGAGTGGAATTTTAACTACATCGATTGGATAACGGTCTTTCCCTTGCCGTTGCATTACTTGCGTTCTTCCGTTTTGGAGTTTCTGAATAAATGCTCTTTGAAAAAAACGATTACCGACTTTTAATTGACCTTTATTTTCGCCTCTTCGAACAAATCTTCCGTCACCTTTGATTAATCTGATTACCGGTAAATTTCCTCGATTGACCTTGATAAAAGCGCTTAATCTTCTTGGTTTGGCACGCTCTAGTTTCGCTCGACCTTTAATAAAGCGCTTAGGAACATCAACTTTTTTGGATGTATCTATTACAGCTCTCACCATGACTTTTGCTGCAACATTGTTAATTGTCCGCGCCATAGCTTGTGGAACTGCTTTTTTATCAATGTCGGTTAATGCTTTCTTGGCTTTCTCGATGTCGTCATTAATTGCCATCAGTAACTTGCATCCTCTTCCAGTTGTAGAATGATTGTTCCTGAATTAAAGCTGAAACCGCTAACAATATACTCAATGTTATTTATCGTTACGCGATCATTTTTCTTAGGCTTATACCCTGAAGATTTAAATAGCGTAAGCGTGCGATAAATACCATTAATCTGCTCAAATTCTTTTGGAACTTCATCTAAAACCGCTTTGTATTTTTTACCATTGATGACATAGACGGACATCATCACATCTGATATGACTTTGTCCGCCTGTGCGA